TGGCTTCGGTGCTTGAGCGCCCCGAAGCGACCTTAGGAGCAAGGGGGTAAGTTGGTTACGCTTCTAGGGCGCGTAGCACCCAGCGAAGCGCCCCTGGTCGCAAATGCTAGGGCTGTGTCGCATTTGCTCCCCTACTATATATAAGGCAGAAAAAATAGGTGATTTCCTACTAATGTGACGAACGTCACCTATATCACGGGTTCTATGTCCGTTTTATATAGATCTAAGCCCCCCACTTTAGTCGAGATATTTATTTGGGGAGTACAGTCACCGCCCGCCCGTTTCTTATCAACGGGGGTCTGTTTCCCTGCAGTTGCGCGGTCTCTTCTGCCCTGGACCGCTGCAATTAGTGCTTAGACTTGTTAGGGCTTGCTCCATCTCTGGCACCTATCTGATCGCCCTGCTGCTGCTTCTATTACTAACCCAGAAAATAAATAAACCGCACCAACCAACCAGCACCACCAACTCCCAGCCCTAAATCCACCAACCAACCGAGCAGAATCCCAGCCGATCCGATCCCCACGATCCCAGCCCTGCCTATGTTACTCGCCAGTAACTTACTCACCAGTAACTTACGCCACGCCAGAATTCCAGGATCCAAGCCTAGTTGCAGAATGGGGGATGAGTCCCTACACTGAAGCCAGTGGATCAGATAGATCTGCTGGACTTGTTGAAAGTTCAACTAATGAACGGAGAAAACTAGTGTCAGACACTAAGAATCGAATCAAGATTGACGAAGTGAAAGTGACAATTACTTTCAACGGGAACGACGTTTACGACGCAGCGACCGCACCAACCCGCAGCGTGTCTCCTTGGATCCGTGCTCTGAATGACGTTTTCGATACTGGAGCGCTTGAGATCGTCGCAGATGATCCAACTGATGGCGCTGAAGTTATTCGCAAGATCCTCACACCTAACGAGATAACCCGCGCATTCGCTAAGTTAGTGGAGTTAGGCTTCACTCACTGCAGCGGGTATCCGATCCAGGATCTAGACAACTCCGATGCCTGCACTGCTGATCTCATTCTTCAGCAGGCAGTCTATGGCGAGATAGTCTGGGGGTAGTTGTGAAGTCAATCGTGATTAGTGCGGGCCGTAATATCGGCCCGCAGCCTATGGATGCCGATCGCTGGAATCAGTTACGAGCAGCGGTCGCCCGTGTAATGGAATCGTCTAATGCTCAACTCTGGACCCGTGATGCCATAGGATACGGGGAATGGGTGGGGGATGATGGTACACTGATCCGTGAAGAATCAGTGACCTACGCTGGAGCGGTATCAGATGGAGCGCTGGAGAAGATCCAGCGTGACTTGCAACTATTAGCCAAGCAGTTCAAGCAGGAAGCGATCGCGCTCATCGTGGGCGAATCGTTATTAGTGAAAGGATAAGTTATGAGTGAGACGCTAGTTCATACGGAAGACTGCCAGGAATACGGATCAACGTGTGCGGAATGCCAGGCGCATTCTTGCACTGAACGACTAGATGGCGCGGAAAACTTCCATTATGCGAACGTATCGGGCGCCGAGTTGTGCGCTGGATGCTATGAATCAGAGACGCAGTATCTTTCAACCGTGATCCTATTCGATCCGAGAGAAGAGAAGCCGATCAAGTATCTAATCGGAGAACACGTTGCATTCGATGAATGGGGAGATGATGCTCCCTCTGGCTTTCAACGGACCTACCATAGAACCGATCCGTGGCGCGGATATTATGAGACGACCGTCCCAGGCACGATCGAGATCGAAGCGGGCGCGGATCTCTGGGGAGAGCGCACTAACGTGCGAGATCTAGCAGAACGGATCCAGGAAGAACACGAGAATGGGACGCTTCCCGTTCCCGTCTATGTCGTCGCCGATCTAACGTCTAACGTGTTTTCGTTAGCGATGACGATCAGAATTAGTCCAGCGGATGAAATTACTTTCAGCAGATGGCTGAAGAAGGAGGAGGAATAACTCGTGGGATCATTACAGGCTCAAGAATTCGCATCACTTACCGCAGCGGGAGACGTATCTCTGGAGCAGTCTCTTGCCTGGCACCTGCGTGCCAATCATTACCCGCCCGTTCCTCTCTCGATGATCCAGCCTTGCATCCAGGCGATCGAGATCGGGCAGCGATATCAGTGGGGAGATGCTGATCTCAACGATCGCGTAGATCTGCCTGATGGCGTGCTCTGGCGTGAGCAAGAGAGCGCTCCAGCGTGGGCGATTATCGAAGCGCATCACCTGGATGCGTTCATCCAATCAGAGGAGGAAGAATAATGAATGAGGAAGATAAGAAGTCACTGATCGCGCACATACTGGAGCAAAATCAGGGAGAACCACCAGCACCAAGCGACGCGTTCGAGGATGCGCTATTCGCTGAAAGAATCAAAGACTATCTAACCAACTATTTCAGGGATCAAGATCCCGCGAAATATATCTAGGAGGAAAACGAATGTTTGATATTTATTTAGGAGGATGGCAGGCGACTGCTCAAGTATTAGGGATCGCCCTGATTATCGGCGCGATCTTATGGCTGCTAAGTAAGTGGGAGGTGGGCGAATGAAAGAGTACCCGTTCATAGTAACCGCACGACTGGTCCAACACGGGACCGTGAAAGAGATCGAGGTGAGCGTCTACGATCCAGAAGATCCAGGACCTAACCCGTTACCGATAGCAGAAGGCAGCGCTCCAGCCTATGGCAGCGATGGCCTAGCGACTGCAGTGTTCAGGGCATTCGCTGAATTGGAGATCCCACCAACTGAACCAACACGTAAAGAGATAGACGATATAATCAAAGAGATGGAGGAAGCACGTGGTGAGTGAGGTATCAACCTGCAAAGTATGCTTAGAAGATTATCCTAATGATGATCTCATTGAAGATATACAAGGCGCTAAGTACTGCCTGCTAGATAGTGGAGGAATCTGCCCTGTATGCGGTATCTATGAGCACAACTGTGAGGAGGAAGCAAGTGAATAAGGAATATCTACAGGCCAAGGCGGATCTATGCAAGAATCTTGCAATCAGTCAGATGATTGAGGGAGAGGGCAAGGAGGCAGGCAAGAACCTAATCCGTATGGTGAATGCCTTGAATCAGTTGAATCTAATCGAGTATAAGGAGGAGAAGGATAATGAAACTAACTAATTTCTATGAGGTAATGGATCGCAAGGGAGATATTGCCTGGGGAGGGGCGAGCGCCAGTGAAGCAACAACCTGGTTTAGGCGTGGCTTAGATAACTCCATATTCGTATCGGTCTGGAATGAGGAAGATATCGAGGACCCACGTCTAGTCACCGATAAGATAGACGTTACTGCCCTGGTTCTGGCTACTATTACAAGTGAGAGGGAGAGATCGTGATATTTCTGGGAGTAATTGCAGTGACTATAATTGCCTACCTACTCATAGTATGGGAGGATAAGATCAATGAACAGGACAGATAGAAGAATCGAATCAGCCAAGACAATCCAGACTAACAGACGAAACTATCGCAGGGCGAGAGATCGTGCGCTTGCCAGGCTTGCAGGAATCTACCGCGAGCAGTATTTAGAACTGCTTGAAGAGGAGAGGATGGAAGATGCTAAGAATGGGAAGACGTGGCTGGATATCAGTGGTCGTACTTACCTTGACACTGCTTTGGATAGGGCAACACAAGATCCAGGCTCCCTATTTAGATCCCCAGAAACCGACCAAGATCCACAGGATGAAGGCAACGTGGAAGGAGAAGAATGAAAATAGAGAAAGAGCCAAGACCTATGCGTGGGTTGCGTTTGGTTGGCGAGGGAGAGAGTGGCTCTGCCTCCACGATCTATGGACCCGTGAGAGCAGGTTTGACCACTTCGCACAGAACCCTAGAAGCAGCGCTTTTGGAGTCGCTCAAATGCTTGGAGAGAGAAGTCGAGACCCTGAACTCCAAATACTGCGAGGCTTACGTTACATTAGTGAGCGTTATGGAACACCTTGTAAGGCTTATCGCTATCATCAACGCAAAGGACACTACTGACTAGTTCCTTATCCTTTCGAGTCAGTAGAATAGAAGCCCTTGCCTCTGAATGAAATGGCAGGGGCTTCATACTTTCTATTGACAGTTGATCCACATTGAGGGCAGTCATACTCCACTTCAATATCGTGAATGGAACGGAGAATGAGGACGACATTGCCACAGGCAGGACACTCGTATTCGTACTTCATACTTCTAATAACTCCACAGGTACGCGCCAGCCGTCAATGGAAGGGTCAGAGAATTGTTCTATCATATAGTCATCGGCTTGGAACTTGCCGTAAATCTCTACAAGTGAATAGTATTCTTCATCAAGAACCTTTGCCCCGACAATAGTGCGACCTACGTCTTTCTTCCAAAAGGGGATAGCCGCTTGAGTGCGAACAGTTCTTACCTCAAGATCACCCACGTCAGAGATGTTCTTTCTCTGTTTATGTAAGTCATTGGGATACCACGGCATATTCCAGCCAAGGTTGTAGTGACGGGCGACTGCCCACTCAGCAACGTTGGCTCTGATGTTGGCGTTGATCTCAGGTTCTAACTTACCGAACTTCTTACCACTTGCGTAGTTGGGTCTATCTTCTGACCCGAACTTGACTAGCCAACGTTCAACAGCGATAAGAGCACAGACTCTTACCTCTGCTTGGGAAAGTTGTATGACTATTGCCAAGGGCTTTCGCCTCCTATGTTTTCTTGTAGTTTGCGTAGGGCTTGATTACATTTACGATCAGCAGTAGAGATAGCACATTCCAAATACTCAGAGATGAGTTGGAGAGTAAGGTTATCGTGGTAACGCAGGCGCAGTATCTCTTGGTCTGGCTTATCTAGTTTCTCATAGGCTTTCTTGATATCAACCAGCATAGCAAGTAGGTTTCCACCTTCTGCTGGTGCGCTCTGCTTTCTAGGTGTGCCGTCATTGACAAGGACTTGGCTCTGTTCTAAGGCAGTATCAGTAACAAAACTTTTGATTACGAATGGAAGTAACTGTCCGATAGTAACTGTGTCGTAGTATGCCTCATCAGCGATCTGATATCCCGACTTGACTGCCTTCTCTTTACGAGCATAGCGTTCTAAGTTCCTGCGTATCTGCCACGCTACTCGCTTCTCATTCCATTTACGCTGGACTTCTGACTCGTGGTTGAGTAGTTCATTGAAGTTATCAGCGCGTGAGAGAACGAATGCCCACGCCTCTTGGAGTAGGTCTGATCTCTCTGTGTAAGTTCTGAACCTACGATGGATAGTAGTGACCACCGAAGGAACTAGATCATTGAGTGTTGGATGTAGTTGATTTGTCATTGGCTCTCTTATTCATCTCATCTACGTAACGGGCAGCCTTCAATCTTTTCGCTTCTTCTATTTTCTTTCTGCGTAACGCAGCCTTGTACCACGAATACTTCTCAGTCAACTTTCTCTAACCTCCGTGATAGTTCTGCAATCTTTTTCATACAACCCTTGAACAAATCTGTCTTTTCAAAGTCAGTAAATATCTGTGGCTTACGAATAATGTTGGCGTAATGTTGGCAGTAAGCGCAAGTTGGAGACTCAGTGCAAGTAGATTCATATAGCCTTGCCCACTCCTCTAACTTTTCTTGACTAATCATTGGGTAACTCAGGCCATTTTTTATCGAGCACCATAATTGCAATGGCAGAATAGTTCAACAAATCTATGAAGGAGTCTCGCAATGACTCGTTTGAGGGAGCGACCTTGCTATCAAGGAGGTTATTGATCCGAGCCACTTTGTCCCACATTCGCACCCTGAGTCCGTTGAGTGGGCCACCTGGACTGTGAGCGATGTTCTTTGGGCCGTAATCTTTATGCTTGCGTAAAAGCAAATTTCCTGCGGTGTCGAGGATTCTCCAGACATCTGCGACGAACTCATCATCTATTTCCTTGTTGGCATTGGTTGGCAGGTTATCGTATAGTTCTTGTAATCTATCGAGACTATTATCATCCCCATATCCATCAATAATCTGGCTGCCTCTTGGAGATCCTTTTTCTTGCTCATTCATCTCGCTCCTCCTAGTAGTGTCATAGTTTCCTCTGGCCCATTCTGTAGATACATCTCGTTGATGTCCATACCTAGTGGTAATTGTACAATATGTGAGTTTGTTACTTCTCCTGCGACACGTTTGGCAAACTCTGCTCCAGGGTTAGTGCCATCTTCTTTCAGATCGTTGTCACCGACAACATAAACTGTATCAAATCCACTCAACAACTTAGCATAGTAAGGCTTCCACGCAGCCACACCTGGGACTCCTACTGCTGGTATTCCCAATACTCCCGATACCACAATGGTATCTAACTCACCTTCGCATACAACAATATGTGATGAATCAACAGTCACATCTACCACGTTATACAGATGTAGTTTCTGTCCTGTTGGCTGTCCATACTTAGGCTTGCCGTCATCTAATCTTCTAAACTTTACACTTGTAGCAATACCCAACGCCGTAACATATGGAATAGATAGCCACCCTACGAACTGCTCGTGTCCATTAGCAGGATCAACGACAGTTCCTAACATAAACTGCTCGGCTATCTCTTTAGATATTCCACGTCCGTCGAGGTAGGCTAACGTTGCCTCGTCTAGACTTTGACTGTAGCGAGTGACCGCTTCCAGTAATAATCTCGACTGCTCGCTCGATTGCATCTTTATACTCCAAATTCTCTTTCTCCATCACCACGCTGACAGATGACCCACCCTTGCCGCAGGTATGACAGTAATACAAGTTGTCATACGTATTCATTACCGCACTTCGTCTTGAGTCATCGTGGATACAACACTTGACTGATGCGCTTCTTCCCTCTTTTACTTCACCGCCATAGAATGAAACGATGACTGCTATGGGGATTGCGTTTGGATCGGTTTTGGTTTTTCTCCCGCCTTTACGTACCACCCTGGACCAGTCTTGTGGTGGCATCCGCAATCTCCTTTACAATACTCGTGTAACTCTTCGGCCTTATCGTAGTTGCCTTGACTATTGAAATCACCAGCAACACTACAGTCTGTGCAGATCATTTCTTCTTAGCCTTTTTATCTATGGCTTCTTCTGCTACTTCTTCCTTTTGTTCTACCTCAGTTGGTTCCTCAGGTAGTGGTGGTTCTGCTGGTGTTGTCCACCCTTGACTACTTGTTATCTGTCCTTGTGGTACTGGCATCTTACTTCCTATCTCTTAGTACTGAATAAGGTTCACCATCAAAAATAACAACACTATCTTCAATTCTGCCATCTCTTTTGACTACAATACCTGCTGTAATTATTACATTCTGCAGTGCTCTTACTTGCATACGAAGTCTTTCGATTTCATTCGTGTGTGACGAATCGTTGTACTGTAATTCATCAAGTTTTTCTTTCAATGCTTTTATCATTTATTTCTCTCCTGTAACCATTGATCTAAGTCTTGGATTACCCAAGCCTTTTCTACTCCGTGTTGTCTACGTTTCACTATAACGAAGGCAGGTGGAGCAACCACTTGTCCACGAGCCTTCGCATAGTTGGCTGCCTCAGTCTGGGCTTCTGCCCAGAACTGCGGAAGATTGATTGACTTGCGGTTTTTGCATTCCAAAATATAGGTCTGACCTGCGATTATGGTAACGATGTCACCTTCATCATTGGCTCCAGCCTTAGCCAGACGCTCAGCAAAGTGTCCAAGTTTGCGTAGATATTTCATAACATCTGTCTCAAATTTTGAACCTTTTATCTTATTATATGAACTCAATACTTCACCTGTGGATTAGAGTTGAGGTATGCCCTACCTTGTGCATCGGAGTCACCTATCTGGCAAGCACCGAAGTTTGTAAATAATGTTGCCCACCGTGAAGCATCAGCAAAGTGAGGACCAAAGCGATTCTTCACGGCAGCAACCCGAAGCATTCCTTGGGAGGGGTCATAACCAAGGGTCAGAATGATGGCAGGTAATTGACTTACCTTACCGTGTATGGCACGACGAGGAGGGGGCATCGTGGGAGATCCATACTCACTCTGTTCTGATACGTGATGAAGCACTAGCACACAGGCTTCGGTCTTGCGTGCCATATCGTGTAACTCCATCATAATTGCTCGCAGCCCTGCCCACTCATTGTCGGTTTCGGCTGCTACATTCATTAGATTATCTATCACTATAAGTTCAGGTGCAATTCCATACAGTTCTATGTAAGCCTTTATCTCCATCTCGATATCATCGAGTGACGGACTGGAGTCAAAGACCCACTGTATATGTTGCATATCTCCTAAATCTTTTTTATAGAAGTTAGGATTTTCAGTAAGGTTCTTTTCTACTGTCAGTTGTGTATGACCTGACATATGAGCAGCAGCCCTGATAGTTACCGTTGTTGTATCAGTATCTGCTGAGAAGAAGAGCGTTGGAATCTTTGCTTTGATTGCATACACTAGAGCGAACATAGACTTACCTGCATTGGGTGCTGCTGCAACCATACAGACTTGTCCTCGTCTGAAGCGCACACTTATCTCGCCTGTTACTAAATCTTTCCAGACATCAGGAAGTGGAGTTGCTTTGATCTGCGTGCCTTGCCAAGCACGTGTAAGTCTAAGCACTTCTACCTTCCCTTTCCTCTGGAGGAAGAATGATTCCTCGTTTTCTCCTTATGTATTTACGCTGATTGGCAGTAAGTCCTCCCCACACACCATAGCGTTCTCTAGTAATTCCCCATTCGGCGCATTCAGTTCGGTGACGACAGTTTCCACAGATACTCTTAGCGAGATTGACGTTTTCGTTTTTTCCGAAACCAGATAGATCTTCTGGATACCAGTACTCGCCACCGACTTCCGCACAGAGAGGACTCTCGTACTCTCGTGGGTCGCGCACGTGGTTATCGAACCCAGATTGCGTCGCACTTGTCTGGCGCACCCTTAGGAGCAGCGCACATCCAAGCCTTCCAAGGTCCCTTGGCCCCGTTACCTGTTCGATATTGCATCTGACCGTGCTTACATTCAGGTGTCTGACCCTCAACTACGACTGGTCGTGGTGCTGCTGGTGCAGCAGGAGTTGATACGGGCGCAGCAGATCGAGCGCCTGAGAAAGATTGGCTAACGCTTCCAATGAGGGCGGAAAAGTCTTGCGCTGCAGTTAGCAACGATTCTAGTTCCTCCTTTGTTGAAGCGTAAAGGTTGATAAGAGTTCCATCAGGTGATTTGAAATTCACTTGGAACTTTGTTGATTCATTCGCAGCCACTTGTTATTTACCTCCAGTATGTTTGATAGAAAGTCGAAGGGATTCTTTCCCTTCAATAGTAGGAACGAAGCCAAGAAGTTCTTTGACCACTTCCTTATTCACTTGTTTAGCACCAGCGACAGAAGACCAACGAACTTCTACTCCTGTATCGGTGACACCCACTACTCCAGCAAGTTCTTCTTTCAAAGCATCTTTCTGTGTAGTGAGATCCTTTATTTGGTTATCTAGTTGTAGATACTGCAAGGCTTTGGTAGCAGTATCTGAATTCTCAATGAGTGGTAATTCAGTTTTTGTACGTTCTTTTTTTAGACCAACGCATCCCATCTCGCCTGATGCGTCATAGTATTTACAGTAGAACTTACAGTAACTCTCATCCTTCTCAGGCTCTGGTGGAAACTCTGATTGCTTCACACCTTCCAACCAAGATAGGGCTTCAAGCGCAATGGAAGAATCGTACTTCTCTGAGTGGACCTTTACATCGCGCTCGTCACCGTCTCGTGGAATAGCCACAAGATGCACATTGTGGACCTTCCCCAATCCACTTTGTTCTATGAGGTATCCGTAAGTATGTACTTGCCAGCGTTGCTGCTGGCTTGGAAAATAGGCAAGGTTCTTCACCTTGACTGTCTTCCAATCAACTACATCTCCTGTCCCAGGGATGTAGAGATCTACGTGTGCTTTCATACCGTTATGTTCTACGGTCTGCTCAATCAAAACTTCTTTGTTATCAGCCATTGCTTTTTCAATGGCACCGTGAATAGCAGTACCCATAATCGCTGCTAACTTCATCTCGTTCTCGTTAGTCTCAGGCTGGTTATGTAACTTGTACCAGACTTTACGACGGCAACCACCTAGTTCAGATGGTCCTACCTGAACCTGAGTAGAACGTGGGCGCTTGTTCTCTCTGTCGTGTAGCGCCTTGATAAGTAATTCTTTTATATCCACTGCCGTTTTTCCCATCGAGTAATTGTGATGTTGAACAATAGCAGGTCTATCTGACAAATTCTAGCAAGCATCTCAAATGGTGCTGATTCATATTCGTGGTA